GATTCTTGGGCGGACAAGTTTCCCTGTACCCAGTCACATCGAGCAACGAAGGTCGGTCTAGCGTATCTTTTGCCTTTGCCTCTAAACCAAACCTTTATTCCTTTGCCGCCACAGCATGAGCCATGACTCTTTTTGCCAAGCTCGGCCCATTTTCGATGCCATATCTCTTCCGCTTGCTCTCCGATCTTAATAGCCTCTTCCCTGTCGCTCTCTTCCAGAGCGAGGACTGGCTTTTCATCGTCTTTATGTCGTTTGGTCAGTTTCATTAGGCGGATTCCTTTCCATCCAGTAAGCTACGCAGCCTGTCGAGCTGGTCGGCCCACTTCGGTTCATGGGTTATGGGTAGAGTTATTGCAAGCGAATCGTTCGCCTTTTCCAAGAAGTCCTCCAGCAGAAATCTCAAAGGCACTTCAGGCAAACGCAGGTCATGGTAATAGATCATCGTCTCGTAGAACAGTTCGCAGATACTGCCGGCCTCGCCGGTCCAGTAGTAGTGCCGGTTTTGCCGGCTCTTCGTTAAAATGCAGCCCCGGAAGTCGAGGCGTTCCAGCAGTCTGGTGACTGCGCGGGCCGACTTCGGGCTGGCGTCTAGTTGGATGTCTTGGGGCATTAGTTGGATTCCTCCCAGTGCCTTGAAATTAATTCCTTTATGGCCTCTATCCTCGCCTCTGTTACAGACTCGAACCAAGTACTGTCTATAAGCGGATTCCATGAGGAATACCCTCCGCCTGTTACGGTGTAGTAGTCTTGGCTATCTTTCTCGATAGTCAGCTTCGTCGAGAGGCCCAAATCTTTAGCTTCTTTTCTTATTTCTTTTAGTTCGTAGTTCATAGTTCTTGGGTTTAGTGGGTTTAGTTAGTGTCTGGCGTCGCAATTTGATCCGTCTCCTCGTCTACCCAAACATCGTCGGGACGCTGGAGCCTAGCAGGCCATTTGAAATCCGGGTTTTTAACGGCCTCGTTTTCAAACAGTCCATAGATGACTTGGCCATCGGCGTTAACGATTGGGCTGGGGAAGCGGTAAGTGTTTTTCATTGTCATGCCTACACTCTCTTGCATTTCTGCCAATAAAGCAAGAACTATTTTACATTTAGCTCTGTAGACCGCATAAACAGTACGACTTAGTTTCAGCCGTTCGACGGCTCGGAAGGCATCTCGACTTTTTCCGGCTCTTTTACGTCCACCACTTCAGCCTCGATGACCTCGGCCTTCTTCATCTCATCCAGCTCGGCCTTCACCTCGTCCAAAGTTACGGATCGCTTCACCTCGATAACCTGCGATGGCTCGCCGTCAGCCGCCCTCGCCTTATCTATTAATATACCCGTGGCGATTGGCAGTACTCCATCCGGAATCTTATCGGCCTCGAGGCGTTCGATATATTTCTCCACCGAGGATTGAGCGGCGTATCCGATTAGCCCCTGCATCACCTGCTTGCATTGAGCGATGATCTCTTTCTCCCGGCTTCGGACTACCGCGATGGTATGCGCTCCGACTTTATACCTTTTCTGGATTCGAGTGAGTGGAGTGCCTTCGACCAGTCCTTGAACTACGCCGGCATAGGCGTCAGGGCGTTTCTGCTTGAGAGCTGCGGCAGTGTAGACACTCGGGCAAGTCTCCTCAACTGTCGTCTGGGCAGGCAGGTTGTCAGGTTCGACAACGACTCTTCGTTTCTTGGTAGGCATGGCGATTTTAATCGGTGTAAGGCTTTAGAAAGAGTTTATAAATACCTGCACCCAAAAAGACAATTAGACATAATCACTGTTGGGCGAAGTTTGCCTTTGTTGATTATCAGCACTTTACGCAGATCGGCCTGCACAACGGCCACATTCGAGCGGATTGTGCAACGCATTTTTAGGCTCAGGCAGGGGGGGAGGGGGGTCCGGTTCGCCGGGCTGCCGGCCAGCCGACCGATTAGCCGCCTCGAAAAAATTTGGGCAATTGGCCATTGGGTCAGCATGGGTTGGCGGTGTTAAACTTCGGCTTAAAAGACGCCATGCCCGGAATCGTTGCATCCATACCGGGGTGGTTGTGCTTTTTCTTCGGCGGCAGGTAATAATTCCTTAGAAAGATAAATTTTTTCCTGTTCCCCATCGAGGCTAGGCAGTCTGCGGAGTCCACTTCCTGTAGATCGTTCTGATCAACGAAGTGGCAAAAGTCCACAACCTCGCCGACCGGCGTAGCCCTGACCGCTTCCCCGCTTTTCCAGCCTAAGATTTCATACCTTGCCGGCAGCTCCTCGCTGGGCCAGATGTCCTTTAACTGCTCGACTAAGATGTAGGCATCGCAATGAACGGCTGATTCTCGGACCAGCAGATTCTTCCATTTCGACGTCGCCGCAACTGTCTTGACGTCCACGGTCCTTCCATCCGGAAGAATGTAATCGGCCTCGCCGGCTTCCTCGCCAAAGTCCGGGCAGAGGTTGAATGCTCTCGCCACGGCCAGCTCGCCGGCAGCCCCTATTATTTCGTACTCCAGTTTTTGCTCGTCCGTCCCGGTGGACTGATCCACTCGGCCAAGCGCTCGACATCGCTTCCGCCTATCTTCGGCCATACGCTTAGCCATGCTGCGATACCCGGCATCTAGTAGGACTACCATACTCGCCATTATAGCGAATACTCTCCGATCCGCGACAATAAATGTCGCAAAAAAGCGAATATGTCCTACAATGTAAACGTGGCCTTGAATTGGACATCGCATCCGGCTCTCCCGACTCTTTCCCCGGCGGACATGAAAGCCATGTCGGCGGAGAAGATTCTGGCGTACTTCAATCGTCGCGAGGCGGCCATAGCGGCGGAGCGGGAAAGTCCTTACGACTTCGGATTCGAGCTGGAGCCGTGGAAGACCGCCGACGAGCAATTGGCCAGCCACTCGGAACTTTTGCTTATGGGCGGAAATCGTGCGGGCAAATCGGAGCTATGCGCCAAGCGAGTCGTCCAATGCCTGACCGAAAACCCCGGAACGGTCATCTGGTGCTTGACCGAGACTTCGGCCAACTCCATCCAGTTTCAGCAAGCCCTCGTTTTCAAATACCTGAAGCCGGAGCATAAGCGTCTAGGCAGAACTCCGACCGGATATTTGACCTACTCGATAAAGAACGGCTTTACGGCGGCCAAGTTCGTACTCCCAAATAAGAGTGTCGCGGTATTCCGTAACTGGTCGCAGGATATCAGCACAATAGAGGGCGGCGAAATCGGCTGCCCGGAGCCTCCGGTAAACGGCACTCACAATATCGGTTTTTGGGCGGACGAGCTTTGTCCCCTCCCTTGGGTCGAAACGCTTCGCTATCGCTGCGTGACACGTTCGCATAAGGAGCCTGACGGCGTAGTTCGCTCGGCCAAGGGGCTGATCAGCTTTACCGCCGTGGATGGCTGGAATCCAACCGTGAAGAGCCTGCTTACCGGGGCAAGAACTATCAAGTCCACCGAGGCCGACCTATTGCCGGGCGAAACAGTCCCGCTAATCCAGCAGCCCCTTCGCAAGGCATCCTCGATAGTATACTTTCATACGGCTGAAAATCCGTTCGGGGGCTGGGAGGCGATGAAGGCTACTCTGGACGGGGAGAAAAGGGAGGTAATCTTGTGCCGGGCTTACGGCGTACCGGTCAAAGCCTCGAGGGCAATTTTTCCACTTCTCTCGGACAAGAACTACGTGGAGCCGGAAAAGATTCCGATCCTATCCGACCCGGAGAACAATCCTGCAACGTGGGTATTGAGCATCGACCCTGCGGGGGCGAAGCCTTGGAGCATGATTCTTATCGGAATTGATGCTCACGGCGTTTCATGGGTCGTAAAGGAGTTTCCGGACTTCGGCAACTTCGGGGCGTGGATCGACCTGACCGGCGGGGACAAGCTTCGCGGGGGCGAGGCGAGCAAGCCGAACGGATACGGGATACTGGACTACTGCGAAATCATTCGGGAGATGGAGGGGGAACGGAAATGCCATCGCATAATCGACCCTCGCCTCGGAGCGGCCAGCTATCAGAAGGCGGAGGGCAGTAGTAACATCATCGACGACCTGCTGGACGAGAATCTTACGGCCTACCCGGCGGAGGCTTTGGACATCGAGACGGGTTTGCAGGCGATCAACAACCTGCTGGCATGGAAGCCGGAGGAGCCGATGAGCCTCGAGAACAAGCCCAGGTTGATGATATCCGAGGAATGCCAGAACACGATTTCCTGTATGCAGGAATATCAAGTCGGGGATTTGAAGCATCCTGCAAAAGACTTCGTGGACTGCATTCGGATGTTCGCGGTCGGGGCGTTCGAGCACTTCGAGGACGAGGACATGGCAATCAGCAAACCTAGAGGATATTAACATGGGAAAACTAACGGAAGAGGAGGAAATAAGGATCGTGGCCTTGCGTGAGGCCGGCATGAGCTGGACCAAGCTGGCCGCCGAGAGCGGCTATGCCCGCTCGACCTGTCAGGCGGTCGTAAAGCGGATGAGCGGCAAGCCGGCCCCGCCGGACCCTACGCCCCAGCCGGTGGAGGCAAAGGTCTTGAAGCCCTTCCCTAATCCGAGGCTGATTCAGATATATTTCGGGGATCGCAAGAGCGGCAAGCTGGCGAAGTGCGTGGTCAAGCCGGGCTTCAACTATCCACCGAACGCGAAGCTACAGGTAATCGAATGCGAATATGAGCCGGGATTGTACCGAGTTGTCCGAAACAATCGCCGAGCGTGATCGTCGTCTGGACGCCCTCCTGTCCTCGATGGCGGTGGAGGAGGGCTTGGCCGTCCTGAATGGCCGGGAGCCTCGCCAGTTCTCGCTGGAGGAGATTGCGGATTTCTGCGGAGTCGGCCCTGCGACTGTAATGCGGATCGAGGAGCGGGCATTGAAAAAATTAAGTCAAAAAGTGGTAAGGTAAACTGATGGAAAACGAAGCAAACGAAGTGCAGGAGTTCGACCGCGACAATCCGGACATCGACTTTTTGAAGTCCGATCTGGAGCGTTGCCGCAACAATTTGAGTTACTGGCAGGGCAAGGCGGAGGAGGCTCGCGAGAGCCGCCGGAACGAATGGCCGGGCAAGGGCAGGAACGGCCAGAAGGAAGGCCCGGACGCATTCCCTTGGGCCGGAGCCTCTGATTTAGAGGCAAATCTTATAAATCCTTTGATCGACGGGGACGTGGCTTTGCTCACGGGCAGTCTGAACAAGGGGAATCTTTTAGCGTCTCCGATTGAATCGGGCGACATTGCAACGGCCTCGACCGTTACGGAATTCATGCGTTGGCGGCTCGACTCGATGTCGGAGCTTCCACGGGAA